TGGGTATCGTCTGAGAAACTACAGCCATTAATATCTCCTTCTAGGTAACCTGTTAATAATTGAATATGTATTAGCATCGCTGGTTAATATGTTATTGTCTTCACTTCGTGAATCAGCTTGTTTAAATGCTATAAGTGCTTCTTGTTCATCTTGTTGTATAAGTGCAGTAAGTGTGTCATCACCAATAAATCTTGAGGCAAAACGACGTGCTGCTTTCATTGTAATGTAGCGTCTTGCATACTCAGGTATTTGTTCAAATTGCTGTGCAAGCACTAAATCTAATTGTGGTAAATCTCCAGTAAATGTATCAGTATTGTTATCAACATCGAAAAGATACCCATTACGAATAATAAGATTTCTATATCTAAAATCAGCTCCAGCGTCTGCTTGTAATGTGTTGCTTGGTAAAGGTATTTTACTTTCATCATCTTTAGTTACAGTGTATTTAGGTTGGGTGTTAAAGTTCCACCCTTCACTTTGCAATGCTAAAGACGTTTCATCAAGAATTGATTTTGCTACAGACACATCAACATTAGTTGTACCTTCGATTGTGTTTACAGGTGCTTCTCCAATGGTAGACAACATAATGTTTACTGCCTGCAGCTCCGTAGTAGGTGTAATTTGTGTTGCCATTATTTGCTCCTTTGAAAAAAAGGGTAGACGGAATCAACCATCTACCCTAAGTTATTAACTGTTGTTAAGCTTCTTTGATACCGACAGCAGCCTCAGGTCTTAATACGCCATGTCCCATAGCATATTTAGCAACCATTAAGGTTCCTTGTCTACGAATATCATATTCGCTTTCAACGGCTAAGTCTAGTAGTTTAACTGTACCGACAGCACTAGGGTGGCATACTAAGCCCTCATAGTTAGTCAAGTTTACAGACTGAGGTGTTGAACCACCTTGAGTCGCAGAACCTGCGTCAACGTCAGAAGTACCTACGTCATCTTTTACAAAATGAGGCATAGGTCTTAATTCGATACCTGCAATTTTCTGCACTTGGCCAGTAGCAATCGAACCTTCACCACGAAAATCTACGTTAATTGCATTAGTAGCGTTTGAAAGCTTGTAATACATTGTAGGGTCTAGGAAACAAATTCTACCATCTTTAGGAACATAGTTGTTATCTAAAGCAGTTGCTGCATCAAATAATGCTGCAATAAATCCGTTTGCTGAAGTAGCGTCAGTTGCGTTTGCAATGTCAGTGTTTGTTACTGTTGTTCCTGCTCCATATCCTGAGTCGGACACGTTAGCACTAGCTTGGGAAGCTAAACCGATGACTTGTAAAATGTGTTTATCTTTGACGAAAGCCAAAGCTCTACCTATTTCTGTAGAGTATGCACTTCTTACATCCCAATGATTTTTTGCCTCTTCCAAGTTAGAAAGGAACGCACTAGATACAAGAAGGTCATTAATTAAAATAACTTTCTCATTGTGGTTTACGTCAGTACCAGTGATTTCTGCACCTGGTGTGTGATATGCTGCAGTTGTTCTGCCCATTACTGGGAAGGACGCTGACTTACCGTTAGAAATAGTTCTAACCATATCGGCACCTTGAGTAACAGACGCTCTTTCAAAAGATGTCAGGACTTCGCCTGCAAAAACTTTTAGAAATAGGGCGTCTTCGGAACCACCGGCATTGGCTCTACCAATACTTGCTGGTGTTGCGTTTGCCATTGTAATCTCCTTTAATAAAAATTTTGATGTAAGCTGT